AGGGGTGGCACCTAAGGGCAGAGGAGGACCCTGAGCAGCCAAAGGTCGCGAGGCGGGTTGCCATCATCGGGACCGGGTGGGATGTGCCGGAGAATCACACGCACATCCATTCGTGGATCGACGGCTACTTCGTGTGGCACGCCTACATTGAAGACGAGCCGGACATGCACCGGGGGGCGCTGTGATGCTGACCGAGGCGAAGGCATGGGAGAACGACGCGCTCCACCTCGCGCACTGCGGGCTGTGTGCGAACAGCGCCGTGCATTGCGCGTCCGGGCAGGCTGCGCGCAACGAGTGCTTCGAGGGCGAGTTCGTGCCGCCCACCCGCGACCCCGCTCTGCGCAAGGCGGCGCTGGATGCCGACCGAGCCCTCGCGCGATGGCAGGGCAGCAGCACGAATGCGGACTACGACGCCTTCTGCATGGCCATGGACGCGCTGCGGGAGGAGTTGGCGAAGTGACTCCACAAGACCAAGCCACCGCGAACAAGCTCCGCAAACTGCGCGAGACCTACGAGGCCGAGCGCAGCCGGATCCTCGACGATCACATGGCGAAGCACTACCCAGGCAAGGACGGCCTGTGGATCCGCGCGGTGCGCGCGTCCATCGAAGTGGAGAGTTGGCCGGAGTGGAAGCGGCGCGCGTGCTACGCCCAGTCGGAGGAGTTGGCGAAGTGAGCCAATCGCAAACGAGCGATAACCGCCCACAACGCGCCCAAACCGATCACCTATGAGCACCATGCGCAAACAAGTCACATGGACCATCACCTCCGACACCGACGTGCCGCTGCGCGACCTGCGCAAGCCCGTCGCCGTGATGGTGCGCGACGGCCACCTCGCCGTCGAGGTCGAGACGGTCAAGACGCGGTGGCGCTACGTGCCGGAGATGGCGAAGCGGAGGAAGGGCAAGTGACCGCAACCGACTGGATCTTCCTCGCCACCTCATCCACCCTCGTGGCCCTCGTCCTGTTCTTCGCCGTGCAGGCCGCGCGCTGGCGTCGCCTCTACGTCGCGTCCCTGCGCATGTGGGCCGCCGACAAGCTCCTGCGCCACCTGCAAGACGCCGAGCGGGAGACGGCCCGGCGCTACACGTCAAGGAACTGATGCCCTACGACTTCGCCGAGCTAGAGCACCTGCTCAACGTCGTCCAGGAGGTCGCCGACGACTGCGGCCGGTCGCGCCTGCACATCATCGTCACCAACAAGGACACCGACGAACGCCGCGAACTCTCGGCCGCCTACCACCCGCAGGAGTTGGCCAGCCAGATCCGCGAGGCGCTGCGGCGCTCGGCGCAGGTCGATGCGCTGGTCACGCTCGGCCGCGCCATCGTGCAGGCGGAGGCCGAGTGAGCAGGGCCACGAAGCGAGGGCGGTCCATCGCCGAATACGCCAAGACGGCGAAACGGCCGCCGAGCAAGCGGTGCTCCACCTGCCGCGACAAGGTGCTCGCGGCCCACGTCCTCGACTTCATCAAGCTGCGCGAGTCGCCCGAGCACCGGACGTGGCAGACGTGGCCGTGGTTCCGCGACTTCCTGCGCGACGAGCACGGTATCGACGTGGTGAGCGTGACGACGCTCTACAACCACATTCGCAACTGCCTGGGGCGCACATGGTGAAGCGCACCAAGAAGGGCCGCAACCTGACGGAATACCTCGCCGCGCCCGAGAACGTCATCAAGAACGAGCGCGAGCGCGCCAAGCTCCAAGAGCGCAAGGCACGCGAGGCCGCGCGGCAGGCGCAGATCCTCGCCGGCAAGCGCAAGACGCCGCCGACCGTCGAGGACATGCTCGCCGACATCGTCCGCGTGGCCGAGGATCCCGACAGCAACCCCATCGGCCACACCACGCGCAGCATCAGCCGGGCGCGCTACGAGCAGTTCGGCCACTTCCCTGTCCTGTTCGTCGACCGGCAGTTCGGCCAGTGGAACCACGCGCTGGGAGCCGCCGGCCTGCGCGACAAGGTGGGCACACAGCTCTGGCGCCGCAACAGGGCCAAGGAATCGCGCCGCGAGCACGCGCAACGATACTTCGAGCGCCACGTGCTGCCGTACGTCGCGCACCAGGAAGACTATCGCCGGCTGCACAAGCCATACCTGCTGCTGTCCATCAGCGACCTGCACGCGCAGTGGCTGTGCCCGTTCGTGTTCTCGGCGTTCCTGCAAGCCATCCGCGACCTGCGGCCAAACGGCGTGCTGGTCAACGGCGACTGGATCGACGGCAGCGAGATCAGCCGGCACCAGAAGATCCCAGGGTGGACGGTGCCGCTGGTTGACGAGTTGTCGTTCGCGCGCGCGATGTTCCGCCGCATCCGGCAGGCGATGGGCGACGATGGCGACCTGTTCGTAGTCGACGGCAACCACGACCCGACGACGCGGCTGGCCAACTACCTCGCGCACGTAGCGCCCGCCATCGCCAACATGCCCGAGCTACGGGTTGACAACCTGCTGGGCCTCGGCGATGCCGGCGTGCGCATCATGCAGGGCGGTTCGATCCTGTCGCCGAAGGGCCAGGAGGACGCGAAGCCCGGGTTCCTGCTGTGGGACTTCTACCGCATCCACCACGGCACACGGCTCGGCTCGGACCCGGCACGGCTCGAGCTCCGCGACGCCGGCCGCAGCGGGCAGAGCGGGCACGTGCACCGCGCGTCGCTGGCGTTCGGCACCACTGAGCGCGACGAGGGCCTGTCGTGGATGTGCACGCCGATGGCGAGCCGGCACGAGGTCGGGCGGTCCTACATGCACGGCACGACCACGGGCTGGCAGCGCGGGTTTGGCGTCGCCTGGCTCTACCCTGACGGGACGGTGCACCAGTATCCGGTGGTGGTCAGCGGCTCACCGGAGCGGATCACGGTCGAGGGCCACGTCTACACGCGGGCGAAGGGTGCGGACGACCCGGAGCCGCGGGGCAACTGGCTGGAGTTGGTGGCGTGACCTTCGAGCACATGCTCAAGCGCCTGCGCGCGTCGGCGCCGCCTCTGCTGCCCGTCCGCGTCTACGTCCGCGACCGTCTCGGCGATGCCCTCGGCGACACGTCGCTGGAGCGCAAGGGCAAGCGCCCGTCACACTTCGTCATCCGCATCCGACGCGCCAGCCTGCAGGTCATGCGGGACACGCTGCTCCACGAGTGGGCGCACGCGATCGCCTGGCGCGACGGACACGAGACCGTATGTGACCATGACCCCGAGTGGGCGCTCGCCTACTCGCGGGTCTACCAGTTGATCGTCGAACAATGAACCCACTGCACCACCCCGCCTTCCACCGCTTCGAGGCCAACGTCGCCAAACGCCTGTCCGCCGGTGTCGTCGAATACGGCGACGCCAGCATGCGCAAGCCGTCCGTCGCCCTCATCGAAGAGGTGCAGCAGGAACTGGAGGACGTGACCGGCTGGTCGGCGATCCTGTGGCTGCGCCTGGAGAACATCAAGGCGATGGCCGAGGCGGTGGATCCGGCGCCGCAGGAAGACTGCGCGTAGGCGAGACGTAGCGAACCCTCAGAATCCTGATTGCATCCGCTGCCTGATGGCGGCATGACCGAGAACCAGGCCACCGAGGCAGTCCCCCAGACTCAAGCCGAAGCCCCACGCACGAAGCTGCTGCGCGTCAACATGCCGCAGCTCCTCGCGACGCTGGTCAACTACACCGCGCCGGCCAACATCGCGCTCAACGTCGCCTTCGAGGAGCACCGCGATGCGCACCCGTCCGGCGACGCGATCGCCGATGTGCTGCACTTCCAGGCCGTCGAGCAGTGGTGCCATGAGAACCCGTCGGACGCCGCGCGCATCGTGCTCTGCGCCGTCTACCTCGCCAACGGCCGCTTCGTCGCCCAGGAGCAGATGCCGCCGGAAGAGCCCGATTCCGCCGCGACCGGAGAGCCGCAGCCGGAGGCGGAAGGCCAGGCCCAGCCTGCAGAGGGATCGGCCGCCGATCCCGGCTGATGCCGAGGAAGCCCAGGCCGAAGGGTAAGCCGAAGGGCGCGCCGCGCGGCAAGGACAAGCCGTTCACGGCCGACCAGCAGCGGGTGTTCCTGCAGCTGGTGTCCGCGACCATGTACCCGTCGGTCGCGGCAAGGCACGTTGGTGTCACGCCGCAGGCGATCAGCAACCGGAAGCGCCTAGACGAAGGGTTTCTGATCGCCTTCGAGCGGGCGGACGCCACCGCTGAGTTCAACCTGGTCGCGATCGTGCTGCGAGCAGCGCAGAAGGACTGGCGCGCGGCCATGCGGCTGCTCGAGTCTCGATGGCCTGAGCGTTGGGGTCGGCCGGAGGTGCGGGCGTCGTTCACGAAGGGGGACGCGTCCAAGGACATGGCCGAGCAGATGGTCGGCCTGCTGCAGGCTGCGGTCCTGACCATGCCGCTCCCCGACTTCGCCGACGGCGCGCAGCCGCAGAAGGTCGCAGAGCCGGCAGGAGACGCCGAGGACGCGAAGCCGGCATGATCGCGACCGGTGCACGTCAGCAGATCGCGCTGCCGCAGAGGTGGTCGAAGCTGCGATACCACCCGGGCCAGCATCGGTTCATCAGTTCGACGGCACGATTCGACGTGCTCGAGGCCGGTCGCCGCAGCGGCAAGACCGAGCTGCCCAAGCGCATGGGCGTGCTGGAGGCGGTGCGCATGGGGCCCGTCTACCAGCAGAACGGGCTCACCTGGTACACGAAGTTCTGCGCGCCGACGCGCGACCAGTCGAAGTTCATCTACTGGGAGGATCTCAAGCGGCTGTCCGAGCCGTGGTGGGAGCGAGACCCCAGCGAGAGTGACCTGCAACTGTTCCTTCGCGGCGGCGCGCAGGTCTGGGTCTGCGGCCTCGACAAGCCGGCGCGCATCGAGGGGTCGCCGGTCGACAGGCTCGCCGTCGACGAGCTGGCCGAGGTGAAGGACGGCGCGTGGGACCGCAACCTCTATCCGGCGCTCGGCACGCCAGGTCGGCTTCCGGGTCGCGCGTGGCTCTACGGCGTGCCGCGCCCAGGCGGCCAGTTCGCGAAGCTGGCGAAGAAAGCGAAGGATCCCACTGAACCGGACTACACGTACCACACGTGGTCGAGCGAGGGCATCGTCGAAGAGTCAGTGTTCCGGGCGGCGAAGCGCGGCGACCCGCTGATGTTCGCGCAGGAGTGGCTGGGCCAGCGCGTCAGCATGGAGGGCCGGGCCTACTACACGTTCGACACGGCCCAGAACCTGCGCACGCCCGAGCCTGCCGCTGCTGTTCTCGTTCGACTTCAACCGGGCTCCCGGCGTCGCCGTGGTGTCGCAGGAGCAGGCGCTCGCTGGGCTGCACGTTGGCTTCTGCGAGTCCTGTGGTGCGGAGGGTGCCGGGCTCTCCGGCGAGCCGTGCACGAAGTGCCGCGCGCTGCTGCCGCTGGCCACCGCCACGTGCGTGATCGACGAGGTCCACATCGAGCGCGGAAGCAACACGCCGATGGTCTGCGTCAAGCTGGTCAACAAGTGGAAGCACCACGAGGGGCGCGTCATCTGCTACGGGGACGCCACCGGCGGCGCCAAGAAGACCAGCAGCGTGGAAGGCTCGGACTGGGACCTGATCCGGCAGTACCTCGGCCAGGCGTTCCCACAGGCGGTCTACGACGTCGACAAGGCCAACCCGCCCGAGCGGGTCCGCGTCAACGCCGTGAACATGCGCGCGTGCAACGCCCTGGGGGAGCGCCGCTTGTTCGTCGACCCGCAGAAGGCGCCGAACCTCGCCCGCGACTTCGAGGAGCAACTGGTGCTCAGCGGCGGCAGCGGCGAGCTCGACAAGGACTCCGACAAGACCCTGGGCCACGCCGCAGACGGCATCGGCTACCAGATCCACAAGCTCTACCCGTCGGTCTACGGGGACCTGGGGCTGACCTCGACGCCCATGTGACCGGTGGCGAACCCCCGGAATCCCCGTTGACAGTCGGCCAACGTCGTCGGGCGTGACACGCATCACCGAGATGGCGCCAGAAGGCGCGACCCTGCCCGTTCGCTACACCTTCGAGTCGGTCACGCACCTGCTGCCGAAGGGCTCCGACATCGCCGAGGACTCGCCGCGGCCCGACCTGCCCCGGCCGGCGCTCGTCGAGATGCGTGAGGCCGCACGGCTCCCAGACAACCTGATGGGAGGCACCCGGGCGATGCGTTCGGCCCACGAGGAGACGCTGGGCAAGGAAGAGGCGGAGACGGACCGCAACTACGAGATCCGCATCAAGCGGTCGACGTGCTTCCCCTTCTACAAGGACACGCTCTGCGACCTGGCCGCACGCCCGTTCGGTCGCGACATCTCGTGGGAGCAGGACCCGAGCGATCGGTTCGACGAGTTCCGCCGCGACGTGGACGGCACGGGCAAGTCGCTGACCGTGTTCGCCAAGGACACCCTGCTGTTCGGCATGCACCGCGGCATGGACCACTGCCTGGTGGATGCCAGCTCCGGCAGCGGCGAGAGCGCGGATCGGACCGACCTGCGCCGCGTCTACGCGCACCGTATCGACGCCCTGGCGTTGCTCGACGTGCGCGACAAGGTCGACGACACCGGCCGCAAGCGCGTCGTCTACTGCCGGTTCGTCAAGCTGGAGGTGAAGGAGACCGACAAGTTCCAGCACGAGGTCGAGACGATCATCGTCGAGCTGACGAAGGAGATCGGTGACGCCGAAGGAAGCCGCGTCGAGTGGCGGTTCGACGAGAAGGCCCGTCGCTGGGTGGCGTCGGCAGCGAAGCCGTACAACCCTGGCAGCAAGGGCATCCCGCTGTTCACGGTCTACACCGAGCAGACGGGGCACTACCGGGCCGCCCCGGTGCTCGAAGACCTGGCGTGGGTCAACCTCGCGCACTTCCAGTCTCGCAGCGACCACGCGCATGTGATGCGGGTCGCCAGGCTGATCACGCTGCTGACACTCGGCTGGCCCGACGACGCGCACCCGGACCCGAATAAGAAGCAGAAGCCGATCAAGCTCGGCCCGCTCTCGCGGCTCAACTCTCCGAAGGGTCCACAGGAGGCGGACGCTCGGTTCCTGGAGCCATCCGGCGAGTCGATCGACCTGTCGTTCCGCGACATGGAGCATCTGGCCGACGAGTGCAAGCGCCTCGGTGCGCGGCACCTGACCAGCAAGACCGGCAACATCACCGCGCGCGCCGTCACCACCGACGATCAGAAGGCGACGAACAACCTGCAGGCGTGGTGCAACCGGATCGACGTCTACCTGCGCCAGATCCTGGAGGCCGTGGCCGAATGGCTCAACCTGGGCGAGTTGCCGGCCAAGGTGCAGCCGCGCGTCTGGAAGGAGTTCTCCACGGTCACCAACCCGGAGGGCAGCAGCCGGGTGCTGAAGGAGCTGGCTGACGTCCTGTCCCGGCGCCAGCGGTTGCTGGAGGCCGTGCGCAACGGCCACCTCAGGCCCGACTTCCCGGTCGACGAGAACCTGGCCGAGTTGGAGATGGAGGCCGAGGAGGCGATGGCGCGCCTCGATGCGCAGGTCGCGGCTGCTGCGGGGACGCCTGGCGGCAGCGACCCCGACGAACTTGATGACGGCGACGACGGCGAAGACGGAGACGAGGACGACAAGTGAGAGAGCGAACCCAGGCGTTCGTCTGCGACCTGTGCGGCGAGGCGCTGCACGGCGGAAGGCCGTGGATCATGCTGAATCGGTACGCCGTCGGGTCGGGATCCGGGGGGTTGTTCCTGGAGACCGCGGACGACGAGGGGGAGTGCGTGTGGGACCTTCACGCGGACAACCCGGATGAGGCGGCGATGGTCACGGGAGACCGCCTCTGCGTGGTCCCGTGCCTCGTCATGTGGATCGAGGGGAAGCTCATCGAAACGCAGGCGGACCGCGACGCCGTCGACACCGGAGACGACGGGGCGTGACCGGGATCGCCACAGGCCCGCTCACCGCAGCCGAGCTGCAAGAGGAGTGGGACAACCGCGCACTGATGCACGAGGTGCTCAAGCACCAGTTCGGCAACGGGGCGATGGTCCGCGTCGGCGCGGTGTTCGAGCGCCACGTGCTGGAGAATGTCGCTGCCGAGGTCGCGCGGCGCATCCAGAACGTGCCCCGTGGTCGGGCGTTCTTGGAGCACCGACGCGCCCGGTTCCTGATCGAGGCGGTGAAGCAGATCGTGCGCAGCGGCTCGGCGAAGGCGCGCACGGCGCTGCTCGACGAGGCGAAGGCGCTCGCCGGCATCGAGGGCAAGTGGCTGGCGACGAACGGTAAGGACCTGCTCGGCGTGCAATGGCGGACCCCGGCACCGTCGCTGGTCGAGTCCGCCATCACCAAGCAGCCGATGCTCGGCCGGCCGTTCGGCGAGTGGTTCGACGACTGGGTGCCGCGCGCCACCGAGTCGCGGATCGTCGCGCGGGTTCGGGCCGGAGCGCTCGCCGGTGAGTCGACGCCGCAGATCGTGCGCAGCCTGCAGGGGACGGCGGCACGCGCCTACGGCGACGGGGCGATGGCCTTCGCGCGCCGGACCGTCGCGATGATGACCAGGACCACCCTGACGCACACGTCGGCGCAGGCCCGCGACCTGTCCTTCCGTCGCAACGCCGACATCGTGCAGCGGGTCCGGTTCGTCGCCACGCTCGACCTCCGCACGTCGGTGATGTGCGCGAGCCTGGACGGCACCACCTACCGGGTCGACGAGCCGCACCCGATGCCGCCGATCCATCCACACTGCCGGTCCGGACTCCAGCCAGACCTCGGCCCGCAGATCGGCTACCGGGCATCGCTGGGCGGACGGGTCGACGCCCGCACCCGCTACGTCGAGTGGATCCGCACCCGTTCGGTCGCCGACCAGAACCTGGTTCTCGGGAAGCGGAAGGCCGAGGCGTGGCGCGCGGGGCGCCTGTCGATCGACGACATGGTCGACACCACGCTCACCCGCGTCCGGCCGAACTACGAGCTCGAGGCGACGGGGAAAATCTGATGGCGAACCCACGGACTTCACTTGACGGAACCTGGCAACCTCGTCTGCGCATCGAGACCACCCCTATCACGAGACACGAATGAAGCTCAAGTTGCGCGTCGCCAGTCTGGACACCCTGCCCAAGGAACTGCAGGGCTTCTACCGCTCCATGGAGGGCGGCGGGTTCATCCTCGACCACGAGCCGGACCCCGACGGCTACGGGATCGACAACCTCGCTCTGATCCGCGGCAAGCTCGACGAGAAGGACCGCGACTACCAGCGCGCGAACAAGCACCTGCAGGGATTCAAGAAGGGCGACGGGTCGCTGTTCACCCTGGAGGAGTTGCAGGCCATGACCGGCCAGATCGGCGACCTGAACAAGACCGTCGAGACCCTGCGCGACAAGACCAAGACCGACGAGCAGAAGCTCGCGCAGCTCGTCGCCGAGGCGAAGAAGCCGATCGAGGGCGAGCTGGCCAAGGCCCGCGCGCAGATCGACGGCTACAAGCAGAAGGCGTTCAAGGCCGAGAAGGACAAGGTCGTCGGCCAGGCGCTCGACGCGCTCAAGCCGCAGGACCGCTGGCGCAAGTACCTGGCCGCCGAGCTCGAGCGCCAGATCGAGATCCGCGAAGGCGAGGACGGCTCGCTGAGCCACGTCGTCCTCGATGGCGACGGCCGCGCGCGCATGTCCAGCCAGATGGGCCGCAACGGCCCCATGGACGTGGCCGAGTTCGCGTCCGGCGCCGACCTGCGCAAGACCTTCGGCGACCTGCTGCAGGGCGACGGCAAGAAGGGCGCCGACGTGGCATCCAAGTCCGCCGGCGGGAACGAGAGCGGCGCGGTGAAGCACACCGAGCGCGACGTGCACCTGCCGTTCGAGCACACGCAGCAGCAGTTCGAGGCCGCCTACTCGGAGGCGTCGAAGCGCGGCGGCGAGGTGGTGATCGCACCGGAGGCCAACGCCTGACAGAACACCAACGGAAGAAGTGAGAGCGGCCTGCTGAATCCCAGCAGGCAAGTGCTGCAGACGAAGCGCGAGAGGGATCCGCGCGGGTGACGCAGGGCGAATGACGGGCCGGAGAGACGGCAAGTGCTGCAGGGGAACCGCAGTGCGGATCGCCCAGGGGAACCGGGCGAGAGCGCGAGAGGGATCCGCGCAACGCGAAGCCGCGCACGAGCGCGCCGCGACCGCACGCAACCAGCAGCACACGCAGAAGGAGGCCCACCGTGGCCAATCGTCCTCTCAACTACACCCCGCAGCAGTGGGCGCGCATGGCGCTCATGCGTCTCAAGAACCGTCGTGGCATGTACTCCCGCGTCTACCGCGTCTTCGAAGACGAGCGCAAGGAGTACGGGCTCGGCGACACGATCAACATCCGCAAGCCCGCCACCTTCGTGGCGCAGAACGCGCCCGGCAGCACCGCGCAGGACATCAAGACCGGCACGGCGCAGGTCAACATCAACCTGTTCCGCGAGGTCAAGATCAAGGTCTCCGACCTGGAGACCGCCACGTCCGGCGAACGCTTCCTGAGCGAGCACGTCGGCCCGATGATCGACGCGATCGCGGACGACTACGAGGGCGCGATGTACGGCCTGACCGCCGGCGTCCCGCACACGTACGACTTCGCCAACGCGACCGACGTCGCCAAGAAGTACGCCGCCATGCGGCGCATCATGGTGGAGAACAAGGTGCCCCGCGGCGCCCCGATCCACTACATGGCCTCGCCGACCACGATCGAGCGGTCGATCGGCGCGCCGGAGTTCTCGCAGCAGCAGGGCGCAGGCGACAGGGGCATCGCGACGCAGACCACGGGCGAGATCGGGCCGAAGTACGGCTTCGACTTCTTCGAGGCCAACGTCACGCCGATCCTCGAGGGCGACGCCACGCTGACCACCGGCTCGACGCCGACGGTCTCGGGCACGCCGCTGAAGAACACGAAGACCATCACCCTGCTCACCGGCACCGCGCAGACGGTGCAGCTGCACAAGGGCCAGGTCATCGCGATCACCGACACCACGACCGGGATCACCGAGAAGTACTCGATCACGGCGGACACGGTGGCGTCGGGCAACAACTGGCCGGACGTGCCCATCAGCCCCGGACTGCGCCGCGATCTCGGCGCGTCGTCCACCTGGGCGTTCACGTCGACCGTCGGCCTCGTCGGCTCGGTGGCCAACTACCAGTCGGACCTCGCGTTCCACCGGAACGCCTTCGCCGCCGTCATGGTGGAGCTGCCGCGGCACAAGGGCCTCGGCGCCGAGATGTTCGTCGCCAGCGACTCCGAGTCGGGCCTCTCGGTCCGCGCTCGCGTCTTCTACGACGGGCACCAGGCGGAGCGCTACGTCGTGATCGACGCGCTGGGCGGCGTGGCCGTCCTCGACCCGGATCTGGCACTGCGTCCCTGCGTGCACTGATCCGTGACGCCGTCGGCTGAGTAGCGCACCGCGCCTCAGCCGGCGGCCACCCGTTTCCCCACAGACCCAAGAGGAAGAACAGATGTCACTGCAGAAGCTCAACTCCCTGATCCCGATGGAAGACGCCGACGGCAACCGCTGCTTCGTCAACCAGTGGGACGTCCCGGGCCGCCAGCAGGACGGCTGGAGGGTCGTCGGCAAGCTGGAACAGCACACCTCGACGACCAAGGCCCCCGTCGAGGCTCTCGGCGGCGACGGCAAGCCCGACGCCAAGAAGAAGCCGGCCGCCGGCGACGGCAAGCCCGACGCCGACGGCAAGCCCGCCGCGAAGTGATCCCGCACTCGTGAGTGCTACCCGTTCGGGGGGATGGGTGGTCCTCGGTGCAGGCCGACGCGGCGTCACAACCGCGTCGGCCGTTTTCCAGTGAGGTCGAGGTCGAATGCCACCACGCACGCACTACCTGTCAGTCATCGGTGACGCGCACCTCAAGGGTGTGCCGAATGGCGACCTCGCCGACCCCGTCCTCGGCCAGAAGATCGAACTGCTGACGTCCAGCGTCGTGCAGCTCAACACGATCCTCCGCGGAGGGTCGAGCCAGGCGGTGGCTCGCGTCACCCACGTCTACCAACCAGGCTCCTACATGCTGGAGATGATCGGGAGCGCCTTCGGGCTTCCCGGTGCGGCGTGGGGGCAGACGCCGCCGTTCGCCGGCGAGACCGTCACGCTCGACACTGGCGGCACTGGCGTCCCGTCGCCGTTCGCGAACGGGCAGAGCTTCCCCGGGTTCGGCTACCTCGGCGCCAAGCAGGAGGCGGAACTCAACACGTTCACGCCGGAGGACCCCAGCACCGACACGGTCTTCTACGACCGCAACTGCAAGGTCGCCCGCGACATCGTGGTCCCGATCGCGAGCGTGTTGCCCGTGCTGCCGGCAATCTCCTTCGCCAAGGGCGACCGCGTCACCACGTCGAGCGGTGGCGCCTTCACGGTGCAGCTCGTGAGCGTCCTTGGCTCCGACTACCACATCAAGGCGATCCGTGTCACCGGCACGATCGCGGCGTCGGACACGATCACGAACACCACGCGGACCGGGTCCGGCACCATCTCGTCCCTGGAGGCCGACCGGCCGATGGGGACATGGGTCCCGCATCACGTCCTGCCGAACCTCGCCGGCCAGAACGCCAGCTTCTACGAGGTCCCGCCGTGGGGTGACAACGGCGGCGTCGGCGTCCTTGGCCCGATCTGCCGCGGCTTCTGGCAGAAGCACAAGGGCAACTCCGACGCCGACGACCGCGGCGTGCGCGTGGTGCCGTTCAGCGTGCAGGAGCACTACATGGGCATCACGTGCGGCGGGACGTTCCCGACGAACTGGGTGCAGGGCGAGACGCTCACGGGCGTTGGCGGTTGGTCCGGCAAGCTCGTTCGCTTCGACGCCGCCGCGAAGGCGCTGTACGTCGAGAGCGTCAGCAGCTTCCCGATGGTTGGCGGCGACATCGTTGGCACCACCAGCGGTGCCACGGCGACGTTTGCCGGCGTCTTCGACGCAGCCCAAGGGCTCCTCGGCGGCGTCAGCGTGCAGACCATCCAGTGCAGTGGGACATTCCCGACGAACTGGGTGCAGGGGGAGAGCGTCCAGGACCCGACGACGGGGTTCGCGGCCAAGGTCCAGGGGTTCAACGCTTCGCGCAAGCTGCTGTTCGTCTACGAGACGAACGGGCTCTCTTGCAACGTCGGCGTCGTGGGGCTGACCAGCGGAGCCAACGCGGCCGTCGTCGGCCCCGCATACGGGTGGCAGAAGGGCTCCCGCCACTGGAACAAGCTGCACCAGCACTTCGCCGAGGCGCTGTCGCGCGAAAACGCCCTGTACCACGGCTCGCCAGCCCAGTGGGAGGGCGCGATCCTGATGATCTGGGAGTCCGAGGTCATCCCGTTCAGCCCGCCGGTCGGCTGTCCGTGGCCGACGGTCGAGCTGATGCGGAAGGAGTGGCGCAAGCTCATCACCGACCTGCGCACCGAGCTCGGCGCGCCCGAGATGCCGGTCGCCGTGTGGAACATGGACATCCGCTCGCACAGCGGAGACGTCCAGATCTTCGGGCTTCCGTTCTCCTACTTCCTGCGCGAGTGCATCAGCAGCTTGCCGGCGTCACTGCCGAAGGTGTCGGTCATCTCGTCCGAGGGCATGCAGCCGGCACAGATCACGCCGCTGCCGTACACGAGCCAGCTGCTCTTCCTGCGCACGGACGACTACTGGGAGCTTGGGAAGAGGGCGTGGCGCGCGCTCGAGTTCTCCGACTTCACCGTCCCGACGGGCGACAACCTGCAGCCGCTGCCGATCATCCTGATGCTCGGATTCAGCTTCATCGTCGGCGGCCTGTCGACATCGTTCGCGTTCAGCGACAACGACCCGGACCTCTACCCATCGGTCTACTTCCCGGGCGTCAACACGCTCGACGTCAACGTCCTGAACTTCAACACGGTGCAGGACCAGTGGCTGCCATACGACGTCGCCAACAACGCGAACAACTGGCTCGGCTCCGCCGGCTTCGGCCTGGAGGCACCGCTGTCGATGCGGGCGAAGAAGCGGTTTGCCGAGGCGCCCGCCACCACGGCCCGCATCGGCCTGCTCAAGCTGGCCTACAACGCGGCCACTGCCAACGGCGCGGTGAAGTCGGCGCCGGCGACGTTCGACCCGGAGGGTGCGCCGAACATCTCGACGTTGGCATCGTGCACCGTCACGGTCATCCCGCCGAACAGCAACAACGCGGCGCGCGGGCGGTTCACGTCCACGCCGGGCACCTTCTCCAACTGGGAGGTGAACGCCTTCGCTGTGGTGCAGGGATCTGCTCTCGGACTGCAGGGACAGGGTGGCAACGACTCGCCCATCTACCGCGGTGGCACGACTCGCGTTGTCGCGCCGGATGGCTCCTACGTCGAGATCGAGGGGTCATTCGTTCCCGAGGGGCCGCGATCGTTCACCTTGATCCAGGGCCCGTATGTGCTGTGGCCCGAGGTCGAGAAGCAGGTGCGCCGCGCCTTCCAGCGCGCCATGGACCTCGGCTACATGCCGAAGCCGGTCGCGGTCGTGACGCAGCTCGGCGTGGTCGACCTGGAGCGCGTGGACGAGTTCGAGGACGCGTACCTGCGGCTGCACCAGGCCATCGAGCGCATCTTCTGCTTGCGGCACAAGGGCGAGGACCCGGTGCCGGTCATCATCTTCGAGGACTCGCCGAAGACGCCGTGGGCGGTGTCGGACGCCGACGTGTCCAAGCTGATCCTCGCGCAGCGTGCCGTGGCCGCAG